GTCGCCTGCCATGCCGAACACAGCGCAAACACCGGTACCGGGTGCCACCGCCATGTTGACCCTTGCCTCGAAGATGAGGCCATTGCCCACGTCGAAGGTCTTGTTGTCGCCATGATAGAGAACCGCATCCTGCGCCTCGTTATCTGCCGCAAGGTGAAGGAGGAACTGCCCGTTTGAGGAGTCGGCTACAATCGCCTCGGTAGCAGAGCCTTCATCAACCACGTGCCATATGGTCGAGCCGTCGAAGGGACCACCACCCGCCGCACCCAGGAAGTCCTCCACGAACTGCACCGGGTAGGTAGACAGGAGCGATTCTCCTGTGGTCGGGTCATAAACGATGACGGGTCCGCCGTTCTTGTCCGCGACCTGAACCCTGCTGTCGTAAAACTCCACCTTCTTTGTCAGGATACCCTTCCTGAAGAGCCATTTGTCTTTTACTTCCCTCATGTGCCTGAGCAGTCCGTCCATAGTGTTTCTCCTTTGTTCGTTTTATTTTGGCTCCCCGGTTTCGGGCAGGCCGTCGCAATACTTTTGCGCCTCTTCCGGGAGGGACAGGACGATGTTGAAGGCCCTGATCATCCCGGAAATGTAAACCCAATCCTTCGTCAAGTCCTGATCGTTGCGCTGTGGATGGTTCTCTATGATCTCCCGCTTCTCTTCCCGCAGGCTCTCCACCGCCGCAATAATGGCCCGGGCGGACCTGATCTTCGCCGACCCGGCCAGTTCCGTTATCAAAGTAGAATCTTTGAGATGTTTCGCAATGTTCATGTGATAGAGTTATCGTTTTCGGTGTGAGAAATTGCAGGGTAGCCGCTATGCACTCATCAGCCCCGTCTTGTTCTTCCTGGCTTCCGAGAGTGTAACAGCCACGGCCTGTTTCCTGTCCGTAGATGTGCCGGTGCGCGTATTTTCACGCTTGTACTCGCCCATCACTTTCTTAACCCTGCGCTGCCGATAACCGCTCATTGTCCGACCTCTTGTTTTCCGCTTCCATCCCGGCCTTGAACGCCTCTATCTCCAGCTTTTCAAGAACCGCGTCAGCGTCGATGCCGAGTTTGTGGACTTCGGCCTTGATCTTCGCGTTGTTCAGCATTTCATTCTCAATCTTGAGCTTCATAAGCTGCTCTTCCATCTTCCTTGCCGGGGAATTCGCCGCAGCGTCCATCTCTTCCAGCTTGTCCTTTTCGCTCTTGAGAACCTTCATGGCATCAACGTCCAGGCTTTCGTAAACCACCTTCAGGATCTCCCCGAGTTTGACTTCCTGAGCCATGCCCTCATGCGACAGGGCGATGTTGAGCGCCTGCATGATCTTGTTGAGCCGTATCACGCGGTCCTGGTAGGATGAGAAGCCTGTTGCTTTGGCAATGAAATTGCCCTTGCCGGCCTTAACATCCGGGTCCTGCATATTGTAGTCGTAGAAGTCCTGACACACGGGCTCAAGGGTTCCCTCATCAAAGTTTTTGATGACCCCTCCGATGTATTTTCCGGCGTTTTGCATGAGCATGTTCAGCTCGCTGAATGTGTCGGGCTTGCGCTTGTCCAGGGTAGCGCCCTGCATAATCTTGGGCATCTGGCTTGCATCATCGCCGTACCGCTCGAACAGGGAGATGAGGCTGAGCAGTGAATCCCCCACGTCGGCAACAACAATCTGCTGGAATGCCTTACTCGCATCATCAACCGTATCGTCGGTGTCGATGATGAGCCCCGGCTTGAATTTCCGGTCCCAGGCCGGGGCCTTGTCGAGATTTCCGATACCCATCACGTTCCCCGAAAGTTTCTTGTTGTCCTCGAAGGCCCTCACGCCGCCGTTGAGCACAAGCTGAATGCCCTCAAGGTTGTCGGCGGGGCTAAGCCCTGTGGGGTTATCGAGGTTGATCTCCCACACGGAGCGGTAGAACGGTCTGTGATTGGGTTCGTTCCGTGCGTACCGGATAACCTCGTCACCGGCTATCATGCACATGATCTCGATCTCGTTGCCGTCGTTATCGCCCTCGATGGTCTGCCCCATGTCCTGCTGTTCCCCGAGAAGGTCGGCCTCGAAGGTATGAACGATATTGGCGGGGACGCGGCCCCAGAACTCCAGCACGTCGATATTCTTGTTCCGGTTGTTGATGTCCCTCATGCCGGGAGGAAGGCTGTTGCTGTCCTGTGTGGATGCGTTGGAATTTCGCTCAGGGGCGTTGGATATGGCCCTGTCAATCGCCTCGTCGATATAGTACGCCGTTTCACCCAGGCCCTTCTTCTGCGCCAACTCATAGGAAGACCAGAGCTGATGCTGAATAATTCCCGCGCCGGCCTGGAGGTCGTCCGTTTCAAGATCCCGGTAAATGCTCCATACGGAAATGTATTCCCATCCGGGGGCGTTAATAGTTACCTCGTAGGGCTCCCACCTGACATGCTCACCCTGCGGGTCGTTCATGCCCTCCGGGGCCATGCTGGACGATCTGTAACCCTTCCTAGTCACTTCATGAACGTAAAACTTGGAATAGCACTCGCCATAGATCGCATCGGCCATGACGCACTTCATAAGTTCCCTGTCCGCATGGCAGTCCTCGAACTGCTGGTCGATGGTCTTTTTCATGGCGTAAATCTGCTTGTCTATCGCGTCCTTGTACTCGTCGGGCAATTCCTGCGAAGAGAGGTCATCCCACGGGGAGGGCAGGAGGTTGAACGGGAGCTTGTTGTTCATCAGCACCATGTCGATGATGATTGACCATGCCGCTATGATCTTCATCTTGGTGAGCGGAATGAACGTGTTGGAGCGCCAGTCTTCGCCCTCCTCGGCCTTCCATATGCCGGTTGAAACCATGTTGAAGGCGTCGATGTTCTTCTGCCACTTCGGCTCACAGATGGCCTGTCGGTTCTGCTTCCAGTTGTGAAAGCATACATCCTTCACGAAGGCCGAAAGGCCGGTAATTTTAGTGCTTACTGAAACGCTCCCTGTTGGCATGACTTACCCCTTCTTTCCTGCGGCCTCGTCGAATGCGTCTTCGCCTGCGTTGGTTCGCTCGATGGCGATCTCTTCGATCTGGATTGTGACCGCCAGCCTTTCCGTGGTTCCATCCTTGCCCTGCCGCTTGTCAAGGTCGATAGAGGTCACGCAAGCCCTGGCCGTGATCTTCACGGCTTCGTCTATGTCCAGCTTCTTGAGGACGGGCAATTTCTCTGTGATCCGCTCGTCATCGAACCGGAGCCGCAGGCCGTAGGGGTATTCTTCGCTCGTCGATGAAATACCGACGTCCTGCGCCTTCAGGTCTTCCTTCTTCGGCTTGGGTAATTTCATGCTTATGAGTTTCGCCATTACGCTGCCTCCTTTTTCCGATACGGGAATCTGTCAATGCCGCACAAGAGCACCTGCAGGGCATAGATCGCCGGGTGTGGCGTCTTGTCTCCGCGCTTCATGTTCTCCAGCTTGATGTGAATGGTGCTGTTCGCCTCGAATCTGAGCCTGTTCATTTTGACGTAACTCCATACGATATGCTGCCTGTCGGCTTCGTCGTAGGACTCTATCTCGATGATCTCAGGCTTGGGCTGGATCATGCCGCTTCTGTGGATGTCCAGGCGGTACTTACGGGATGTCTCATAATCCTGGGAGTAGAAGAACTTGCGCCCGTAGTACCGCGACCAGCACAGGTTGAACCATGAGGCAAGCCCTTGATGCAGGATCTCGCCATTCTCGACGATGTTGTCTATGACGTGGTACGGCTGATGCTCGAAAATGCTCACCACGCCGGTATTGATGTCCTGGCACCCGAGGACCGCACACCCGAACACGTCCGGCGGAGTGCCGTCCACGAACATCGGGAAGCAGATACCGCCACGAACATAATACTCGCCGCGCTCCGCATCCTTGAAGTACAGGAGCGATGTTCCCTGCTCGGCGTTGAAGTGGCGGTTGTAGGGCTTCTGCATTTACTTCTTCCCCATCTCCACGACCTTATCCGTCTGCTCCTCCGTGGGCTCCTGAATCAGTTTCGCCGCCACGTTGCCGTTCTTGTCCATGTTGCCTCCAAGGGCCTGCTGGATGAAATACCCGTGGACCGCATTGGTGGCCGATCCCATCATCTTCATCCCCATATCGTAGTTGTTCGGGATGCCTTTCACGTCCAGGTTCCCGTCCGCATATGCCGTGATGAGGATGCTTGCCGTTACCTGCCTTCTTGCCGCTTTCGCCTGTTTGTGACTCATTGGGTCTTCTCCTTTGTGTGTTTTTATACCGCGCATGCCCCAAGATCGAGCGGGTCGAGCACAGTCTCGCTCGGCGCAAACGTGAGTTTCAGCGCGTCCAGTCTATCCGGTGATCTTTTAAGGACTTCTTTCATCGTGTCTTTGTCCATGATCCTTATCTTTCCTTTATCGTTTTTATATGTGGGTGTTTGCAGTTCTTCGATAAGCATTTCATCGGGAGGCAGCATTGCGCCTGGATCTGTACGAAGCCATTCGCGCACCGACCACGCAAGTTGATCGTTCAGGATGCCGAACTCCCCCATCTCGGTTTTAAACGTGGGCTTGGATGCGACCTTGATCGAAAACGCCGTGCATCCCTGCTTGACCATGTGGGGAGCGACACCCGCGCCGAGGCCCGTGCCGTCCACGTTTGCCTGGTATGCATTCCTGGCCTTGTACTCCATCGCGGCTTTCTCCCCGCTCGTAATCGTGTCCACGCCATGCCAGAGGATCATCGGGGCCACCCATCCCCCGTACCGGAAGCATGCCACATTGTAGTCGTCGCCAAATTCCGCAACGTCCTGTCCCTGGATCGGCCTGATTCCGGCAGGCGGTATCTCCCCATGCTCCGCAACGTATGCGTCGTACCTGGCCCGTGCTGCATAGATCCACTCGGTAGAGATGAGCTGATCCGATGCCTGTGCCGGGTACTGGCCTAGGACCATGTAGGAGAACGCGGAGTTTTGGATCTCATACCGCCCGGGTTTGAGCGGAGGATACATGGCGCCGTCGGGGGCCTTGGTTGTCTGGCCTTCAAGAAACTTCGGCAATGTGAATATAGCCGTACCTTCCTCGTTTGGCATGAGCGGCCTGCACCACTGATTGATTCTCCTGATGGTGGTCGCCCTGGTCACGGCACCGGGAATGACGTTCTCCCCGGTCAGTACGTTCGGGTGGTTGAACGCGGAGAGCGTGACCACATGCCCGCGCCCGTCCCTGATCATCCGGTAAACCTCCCCCGATTGATATCTCGGGTTGAACATGATAAGCAGCCGGACCTCGGTCCCGCCGGACATACAGGATTCAATGCCCTTGTATACCTCGTCGGGGATCGTATCCCCCTCATCCACGATGAACATAAGAAATGGGGCATGCTTGCCCGAGAAGCGGCCCTCCCTGTTCTCAACGGTTCCGGTGGTCGGTACGGTCAGGCCCTCGATGAACGCCAGGGATGTACTCTCGTACTTGAGATCTACCCTCTTGTGCCCCATGGTAACATCGGGTCGCGTCTCGGCAATGTTCGATATTTGCGCCCACAGAATACCCCTTAAATTCCTTTCAGGGCTTGCTACGGCATAGACTTGACAATCGTTCCCATGGACGGCTTTGTACCACCACGCGATGCGTCCGGCGGCAAACGACTTCCCCGTTGCGTTAGCGGAAATAGCTATTGTGATATCGTTCTCGCAGACCGAACGCATCATGGTCTTGACTTCATCTGTGTAGGAGTCGCCAAGAACCTTCTCCCCGAAGCCAACGGGATCTTTGATATACTCTGAGAAATCCCTTATATGGGATCTTCTGGGAGTCTGTTCAGATCTAATCTGGCTTGTCTGTTTCCGCAGTCTTTCCAGGAGCAGAACCTTGTCTTGCCACGGCCAGCTTTTCCAGTTCAATTTCAATAAGTCTGTCAATCTGATCGACCTCTCGCGCACTCTTCTCTGAAAGCATTCCACGGGCTTTCATGGCAGTCTTTAGGGCTTCCATCTGGATTGAATACGCCTTCACCTCTTTCTCGGTGACGACGTTTCCCTCATGGGCGAAGAACTTGGTTTCCTTTGCTTCGAGGAGCTCCAGCAGCTTGATCTTAAGCCGTTCCTCGGAAAGCCCCGCCTCGTCCAGCCATCCCCTGATTATGGGCAGCAACCGGCGATACAGGCGGCACCCGTTGGCCCTCGACGAGTTGTCGTTGCTCGACCCGTATGCCGTGGCGTAGGCGACCTTGGCGTTGAAATTGGCGTCTCCGATCAACTCATAGAAGAACTTCTTTTCCTTCTCCGTGCACTCGTCCAGGCTGGTCTTGGGCTCCAGCATTCTCGTTCCGAGCTTCCTGCGCCTGTCAAGAGGGGGCTTCTTTGAGTTGGGCTTCTTCGCTGTGGTCATGGTTTCTCTTGGCCCTGTGGCCTTCCTCCTTGCCATGCTACGGCCTCCAATCCACCTTTTTCTTGTGCCAGTGACTCCAGCCGCCAGCCCTCACGCCTGCCCACTTGCTCCATGCTGTAAATCTCGTATTGCCGAGAACGAGACAGGCTTCCCGGTAAATCGCGTCCGCCTGCGCCCTGGATACACACGGCTTGCAGTCGGCCCGGTAGAGATAGTCATGAACAACACCAGCCT